GCATCAGGTGATCGCCGTGGAGTAGCTGAAGGCGGCCGCGTAGCGGACACCAATATCCACGGTATAGAATGCGCGCACGCCGGAAATGCCGGCCGCGAAGTTCGCGTAGGGGTTCACATCCAATTCCAACGCGCCCCATTCACCGATCACAAGCTGGCTGAAATCACCAAACAACATGCGGCCAGCGGCGATCTGGGTGGAAGACATGCCGGGGAAGCCCGCCACACGGCCATCCATCAAGCCCCCTTCCCAAAGCGGCGTATCCGTATTGGTGAAGCGCGAACGCCCCGCCAACAACGCAGCCACCGCAGGGGTGGTGACGTAGCCAGCAGTGCCGGGGTTCACCAAGGCATTTGCCACCAGCACATCGGTCTGGAATTCCAGCACGCCAGAATAGGCCAGCGTGGTGCCGGTGACAGAACCGATACCGGCCGTGCCCACAATACCCAGCGGCTGGCCGCTGGCGCCCGAACCGTTGATGGCCGCGTTATCCACCGCCAGCGCAACCACCGCCGCAAGATCGTTCATCACAATCATTTCGGCAGACGGCGAAGACTGCATCATCAACTGACGGCTGATTTCAGTATAGGCCGCCACGTTTTTCGGGCTGAGCGCCATCTGACCGAAGGTCTGGTCGCTTTCGCCAGCCGCCGTGGTTTCGTTTGCCAACCAGGCCGCCGTGGCAGCGCCGGTCTGCGTCGGCACAGTCACGTTGCCGACAAGGCCGGTCATCCGCGTGGCACCCATCCGCATCGCCACACTGCGCGCGCGCAGGATTTCGATGAAGGACATATTTTCAGTTGCCACCAAGCGGCCACCAGCGGAAGCCGTCACGGCAGAAAGATCGCGCTGCTGAATATCAAGCGGCACGAAGAAGCTGCGCTTGCCCTGCTTGGTGCCGAAGCGCTTGGAAAGTTCCTTATGCGCTTCCAGTTCCAGGCCGGCTTCCGACCAATCATTTTCACGCACGGCATTCAGGGCGCGGAACAGGCTATAGCGCTCCACTTCCTTGCGCGTCATGTCCAGCATGGCAGGGGCCACGCCAAGCGGCTTGGCTTCACCCTGGCGCGCCAAAAGCACCTTGCCACGGAAGGATTCCAGGCTTTCGCCCTTCAGCACCGCGTCAACGCCCTGTTCGCGCACATTGGCCAGATTGGCCAAATCCATGATTTCCTTCTGGCGGCGGGCTTCAGCCGCGCCGTCATCAGCCCGCGCGGCGGGCTGTTCCTTTACTTCCGGGTCCATGCCGGTCTCCTGCTTTTTGGGTTGCGGTTCAACAGAAGCCGGCGCTTCACGCCCCACGCCAACTGTCATGTCAGCGGGGATTGACACCAGGCTTACTTCCAGCGGACGCCAGCGCACCGCGCGATAAGTCTGCGGCTCCCCTTTCTTCGCGGGTTCTTCGCGAATATCCAGAAGCTCATAACCAACCGACACATTGGTGCGGATGCCATCTGCCACATCGCGCATCACTTCTTCGGCCAGTGCGCTTCTTCCGAAACGCACCAAAGCCCGGGCTTTCCGGTCTTCGCCAAGGGTGACGCCTTCCACCACACCCACCACCTGGCGGGCATCGTGATCCAACAGCAGCGGCGCAGTGCCGCCACCAATCCAGCCACGGTCCATTTCGTTTTCCGCGTGGCCGAGAATTTCAATGCCCCAGGAACGCTCCACCGGCGCTTCAGATGAAAATGCCAGTTCGATGCTGCGCGTTTCTTCGTTCAGCGTGGTGCGCTCAAAGCTTGCGGAACGCGATGCGCGGCGTTCCGCGCCCTTGGGGAATTTCATGGCTTAATCATCCTCATCATCTGCATCGGGTTCGGCAGGCGGTGCTGGCGGGGCTGGCGGCGGGCTGGCGGGCTGCATCAGATCACCCATCAGCGCCTTTTCCGCCTGCAATTCAGCCACCGTTTCCGCGAAATCACCGCCTTGTGCCGCAACAGTCGCGGTGCGGCTGGCGATACCCAGGCCCACGGCTTTTTCCACCGCAGCCACTTCCTTCAGCGGGTCCACCCATTGCCAGCCACGCGGCACAAAGCGCGGCGCGTCAAACTTCCACATTTTGCCTGCCGGCAGGCCAATCGCGCCCGTGATCAGCGCTTCGCGCAGCCAGGCGGTGAAAACCGGCTCGCATAAACCAGAAATCATCCAGTGTTGCAGCGTGCGGTATTCGTCGCGATCTTCCAGCGCGGTATGACGCAGGCCGGAATAATTCATATTCTCCGCATCATTCGCGAAGGCATTGTAGGAAACACCAGCACCGGCGGCGATTGGGCGCAGCATGGCAGCCACGAAGTCTTTGAACGCCGCATTGGGGTGCTGAGGATCGAACTGCTGAAAATCAACGCCCTTGGGCAGAAGCTCAAAGGTGCCCGCGCTGGCCTCTTGCACCAGCGTGCCATCACCTTCCAGGTCGCCATCAGGCTCCGCGTCCGCATCAATGCGATAGAAGCCCATCTTGGCGGCGGCCACGCGCGCGGCGGTCAATTCCGCTTCGCCGTAGCCATCCAGCATCGCCAGCGCGCGAATCCCGTTGCTGATCCAGGGCACACCCCTGATCTGTTGCGGCCATTCCGGCAGAAACAGGTGGATCATGTCTTCTGCTGGCACGCGCACGGTCTGGCGCAGCGGCACACTAAGCGCCGCCGGATCATCATTCGGCACGTGGCTGCGCATCCAATACGCGGCGGGGCGGCCCATGGGCGTCAATTCCACCCCGGCGCGCACCACATTTCCCTGCGCGGTGCCTTCTGGGCGCCCGTTGCGGTCAGTTTCAAGCTGGGAAGGGTCCAGCACTTCCATCTGCAAGCCGTATTCACCAGCGCGGTGCAGCCGAAGCAGCGCCTCACCATCCCGCGCCACCGCCAGCATCACCAGGCCGCACATATCCACCCAGGAATGCCGGCCGGTCACATCGCAGTTGCCGCGGCGGGACCAGCGCGCAAAGCCCGCTTCAATGCGATCATTGGCGTTTTTATCCGCGCCCGTGCCGCGGTCATTTTTCACCTGCATCTGAAGCGTAAAGCCCTTCGGGCCCACCACATTGCGGCGCAGGCTTTTCAGGAAGCCTGCGGTATAGCCTTCATTCTGCGCCAACCAGCGTGAACGATTTCGGAGCGTGTCCAACTGCCAGCGAATATCGCGGTTTGGCGCGAAGCCATAGCCGCCGGGCAAATCCGCCAGCAGGCGCGAAGGCTGTGCACCAAGCCAGCCGCTCTGCCCGCGCTTGCCTTGCGGCGCCGATGTCCAGACTGCCACAGCGCCAGGTGCGCGCAGCAACACGGGATCAGCCTTGCGGCGGCGGAAGAAGTCCAGCAGCGCCATATCAGCCCCTTCCCATGCGCGTCAGTACGCGCCTGGTGCGCGGCCTGCCCGATGCCAGCGCATTTGCTTCATTTTCACGGCGCGCTTCAGCCGAATAATAATCCCGCAGTGCCAGCAATTCGGGGATTGGGATGCGCGCAATTTCGCGATCACCGATCTTGATGCTGCGCTGATCCTTGGAAGCACTGCCTTCCAGCATGGCTTCAATCGCGGCCAGGGTGCGCGTGGCATGGCCGCGCAAATCACCCGTGATGGTGGCCGAGTTCGGCAAGATAAAGATCGGCGCGCTATAGACCTGAAAGCGTTCAGCAGCCTTGCTTACCCAACCAATCAGCGTGGCCGGCACGCCGCGCGCGCTGATGGTCAGGCCGCCGGTTGCTGAAGCCGCAAAGGTCACCAGAAAACCGTCAGTTTCCGTGGTCGCGGCTGCGGAAAGCGCCACACCATCCCCCACCACGCGCCAGTTATTCGCCCAGCCGCCGCTTGCCGGATATTCAGCATTCGCCCAGCGCCAAGCCCATGTATCGCCCGCAGCCGCACGGAGCGGCGGAGCATCCAGCACTGCCATGCGGTGTTTTCCTTAAAAGCGCGCGGCGAGACCGGCGCGGTTTTGCTTCCAGAAGCGGCTGCGCCCAGTTTTGGTGGGCGGCGGCGGCCTGGTGATGGGTTCTGGCACTTCCGGCACTTCATCCGGGGCCAAATCTTCGCCAGCCAGATCATCCGGCTGGTCTTCTATGTCCAAAGCGGGCTGCATCGCGCGCTTCGCAGGCTGAAACAGCGTCAATTCGCGCGCTGCGCGCTCCCAATCCGGCTCTTTCCAGCGGTCAATCCCGAGCAAAGAAGCCGCGGCGCGGGCATAAACACGGCCATCCAAAGCTTCGTTTCGCTCTCGCGTCTTCACCCATTCCTGCCGAAACACCCCGGCGCGGACCTTATGGCGGCGGATTTCTTCCGAAACCAACTGCCGGCAGATTTCTTCGCCGGCCAAATGCTCTGGCAGAAACACATAACCGGGCGGATAAGGCGCACCGCTTTCGGCCGTGGGCTTTTCCAAGCGCAACTGGCCGTAGAATTCACCCTTCAGGTAGCTTGAACCAACCAGCCAGGGCTTCAACTGGCCCACGCGCTTGCCGGAACGCTTCACATCCACCTTGCCGCCTGGTGCGATAGCCTGGGGCTGCGCATCGCGGCCCTTGACCGCAATCACCTTGCGCGCGCCCATCTTCCGCACGAAGGCGTAAACCTCGGCCGTAGTCGTGCCGTCACCCGAATCAACTGCGGATAGGCGGATGGGCAGCGCGCCGCCCGATTCGTGCGGATAGACCGTTTCCAACACGGCAGAGACCTGCTCCCAGGTCCGCCACGCGAAGGGGCTGCCCACCACCACCACATGATCCACCAACCAGCTTTGCCGGTGACACCCCCAAGCCCAAACAAACACTTCGATCCGGTTGCGCTGAACGTCAATTCCGGCAGTCAGGACCAGCCCGCCCTTCGGGACAGTACCAGGCGCCCAGCTTTCGCGGCGGTCATAAAGCCGCTGGAATTCCGGCGCTTCACCAGCAATGCGCCAGGCGCGGCCAAGCTTTTGCTGCGTGAAGGTTTTCAGGCCTTCGGGATCGTCTTTGACTTCTTCGAATTCGGCGGCCAAATCCGCCCATGAGATCGTCGGGCTATACAGCGCATTGATTGCGAAGCCCGCATGTTCTGTCAGCAATTCAGGTTTCGCATGCACCCATTCGCCCTGCGCCAGCATCGCCGGGCGATGGATCGGGTCAATCCCCGTACCGCATTCGCTGCAATGGTATTGTGCCGCTTGCGGCTGCCCCTTTGGCCAGCGCAGGCTTTCCCATTCCAGCGTCTGCTTCGTCTGGCAGTGCGGGCAGGGCACCAAAAACTTGCCCTGGCTGGAAGCATCATAAGCTGCAGTGACCCGGCAGGAATCTTCTTCGGCCGGCGTGCTGACCTTCAGGATTTTTTCGCGGCCCGCATAGATGATGGCGCGGGCTTCAAGCTGGCGAACCGGATCACCGCGGCCATCCGCATCCATCGGATAGTCAGAAACTTCTTCCATCAGCAGCACCCGGGCAGATCGCATCTGCAGGTTGGCCGATGAATTGGCGGTCAGAAGCTGCAAATAGCCGCCAGGAAACCGCTTGAAAGTGGCAGTGGATTCCTCACCGGATCGCGCCACCACTTCTTCCACGCGCGCCGCCAAGGCCGGGCTGGCGCTGATCATGGGATCAAGCTTCAGCCGGTTGTAGCCGCGCATCATGTCAATCGAAGGCAACATCACCAGCACGGGGGCCGGCGTTTCGGCCATCACCTGGCCGATCAAATTCAGCGCAGCCTCAGACCCGCCGATCTGCGCGGATTTCAGGAACGTCACGCGCCTGGCCGGATGGCTGAGCGTCATCACTTCCATGATCTGGCGCAGATAGGGCACCCGATCAGTCTTCCAGCGACCAGGCCAAGGGCTGCCCGATTCGGCCGCCACAATGCGTTCCGCTTCCGCCCATTCCGCCACGTTACGCGGGGGAGCCACGCGACAAGCGAAGGCTACTGCATTCAGCAGCAGCGCCTCAGCATCACGCGGCGGAGCGGTTGGCAGCATCCTCCATAAATTCCTTGTGTAGCCCCGCCATCACGCGGCGCTGTTCATCAGCCAGGCGGTCAGCAATGGCAGCAGGGTCAGTCATTGGTGCCAGCACCACGGCCAGTTCCACCCAAGCTTCTGAAAACTTGGCCATAGCCCGCCCGAAAACACTGGTCGCGGCTTGCGCTACCGCATCGGCCTTCAGGACTTCGCGCTGCTTTTCCTGCAATTTCATCTCAGCCAGCGTGGCCTCTGCGGCTTCGCGGCGGGCACGTTCCTCGGCGAAGTTCGGGGCGCCGGCAGATGGGGCAGAAAACAGCGATTCGGCATCAGCGCTGGATGGCTTGCCGATCATCTGGTCAGCTAGGATGAAATTCACTTTGCCATCAGCCATCAAGGCCGGGGCGGCAAGCTTACCTTCGCGGATCAGCTTGGACACGTAGGCCCGGGAACAGCCCCGATGCGCGGCATATTCAGCCTTGGTGCCGACCGTCAATTTACCGTCAGCGGCCATCGTGAACCCCAGTGAACCGTTTCAATGAACCCCCACACTAGAAAACTTGAGCGCGTTAGCCGCC